CCTGATTTCTCAAATTCTGTTGAGCATAGTTTATAGTAACTATGAAAGCCTGTGATCTTAACCCTTTCCCTCATTTAAAAGGGATCAGTCTAAGAACAAATAAAGTTTAAGAAATCGTACTTTAACGTCTCTTTGGATATTTACCATAAGTGTAGAAGTGGACTAAAGATCCACTATCTACATTTTTGATAATATCCGAGAGTACCTTAGTAGATGACTGAACTTTAACCTTCTCTCCCCATTTTATACTGGCAATAGATTGAATATCTAATGCTTCATATAGGATGGGAATTTCTTGTAAAGGTATCCGTTTGGGCTTTGTAGTCCATACGTATAACTTACACCGAAGTTGAATCAAAGATAAGAAGGTATTAAAATATTTTATTATTAATACCCAGAATCCTAGATTCATGAAGTTTAAGACACTGGGATAAGACACTAATCCTTTCTTAGATACATTTATAAATAAAATGTACTTCAGAAAATAGAAGATCTCGGATCTAAACTTGTTTTTCGCTTTTACAAATTCTCCTGCCACCTGCAAAAGCAGTGGGTAGTAGAATCTTTGTATATTCGAATTCATATATCTTACTAAAGGTGCGGACTGCATCGTAGGATTTCCTACGTCAACAGTTGTTCCCTTTAGATACGATTTGATATATGAATCTAAAGCTACACTTCAGAGCATTAACTTTATTCTGCCACCAAAGAATTTTGGTGAAGAAGTAAGTTGCTCTTTAAGTGTAACAATAGAAACAAGACCTTTGGAGATTAACTCATGGACATATCTTAATGAGTAAGATTTACTTCTAATAGATTGCAGAATTAATCCTGCACCTATTGGAGAGTAGTCTAAGCCACTAAACCCTTTCAATTTCTTCGCGAATTCAGTAAAATCTTTTGATTCTAATGACTTTTGACGATTAATTGAAAGACCTAGAGAAGACATAAGAACTAAGTATTGTTCAGCAACCTCGTCGTTAGCAATAACGACATCGTCACCAAGAATACAATAATCCTTAAAATCTTCCTTTCCAGCTAAAATAGAGGCTGCTTTAACAATCACATGATGTGTTATAGCAAGCATAGCTCAACTGGAAAGGGCACCCATCGGTTGCCCGACGATATATCTGACACTATCAACTTTAACCGTACCTTTATGGAAAGGTATAGCTATATCTCTAGTGGAGTCAAAATCTAAAGATTGAGTATCACCAATTGTGTAGAACCTAGGTTCTACCTTCATGGTGGACTCAAAATTTAGATATCAATCTATATCCAATAAGATCCTTCATGGTAAATTAAAACCGATAAGTTTTAATATATCCTCCTGGAGTATAATTGGTAGTCTATCAGTAGCAGCACTTAAATCAAAACCATACAATGTAGGTTTTATCTTAGAATTTCTTCTAAGTAACCTATCAAATGGATGATCTTGATTAAAAGTACCATCTACATCACTAAGTTCCCTTAATTCATTAAAGAGAAACTTGTGAAGAGGTTTTAAACAAAGTTGGACTCAGTAAGAAGTTATAGCTATAACTCTTGCTTTTCCAGCTTGGTCTCGAACCACAGATAAACGACCTAATTTATAACTAGGAGTATAACCTAGAAGGACAAATAAGATATAGACTGGTCCAAAAAGGCACAAAATCCCTATAAGATATAGGATTAAACCTATATTCTTTCTAAGGAGTAATGTCTTAATAATATTAAACAGGATATCAAATCTAGATAATAACGCTAAAGCGTCATTAATAGATCCGAAACCCGCAATAATATTATTTGGCCCAGCGGCTTCACTTCAATAAAGTGAACACCTAAGATTATTAGTATACTTCTTGTACAAGTTCAAGCTCTTTAGTGATTTAATCAATAAAGAATTGTCCAATGTTTGGGACAATCCACTAAAGCCAGCGAGAATAGTACTAAGATCAGGTTCAACCTTTGTTGGAAAAACCCTATGTATACTAATACAGGTAATTAAAGCACCTATAAGCTTCTTCCGCTTGTGAGTAGGTAATTCCTTATTAAGGATACTATCTCTCAAAAGTTTCGGAATGATTACAGGGAAACCGATTTTATCAGTCTTAACAAAAATAGATGTTGATTTCTCAACTTCGACATTTGCTAAGCGTCGCACTAATATTCTAAGTACTTCTTTAAGGTACTTAAAAGTAAAAGTGAAACCACTCTTCTTTACCAAGGAAGATATGCGTGCAAATAAGATCTTAAATGGTTTATCAAATTCTTGGACTGAATAAGATCACAACACCAAGAGGAGAAACGGGAAAAACTCAACAAGTTTTATCCACGCCTTCTTCTCAAAGTGTCTTTTAATATTAAGTTGTGTTATAAAGAAATTTGTAGCATAATTTAGTATTAAAGGTGATCCATATATGAAATCTTGAGTCTTCCTCCAGGGTGCTAACCCGAAGGGATCCAAAACGTGTTATTAACATGTTTAGATTCATATATGGGACCTAGCACAATCGTAGTGCTATAGACTCCACCTGCAAGTAGCAGTTGGGCTCATCTTACTCAAAGAATAAGAAGACCATGGTTAGGGCTTAGTCGATAATAGAAAACTATTTGACAGCTAAGACAAATCCAACGTCGAAAGACGTTAAATTGGCATTTAGTTGCCGGCAATAGCTTGCT